CAGGAAACTCTACAGGCCCTACTCCAACAATATCAACCGTTATAGTCATTATTGATTTACCCAGCTATTTGTTTGTGGATTCCAGCGTAATGCAGGCTGGTTTACAGGGCTTCTATATTCTTTAGAAACACCAGCCTTGTTCTTAGCCAACTCCATACCACGCTGTAAATTTTCTTGAAATTCTCTAGCGTATTTAACAAAGTCTTTTTCGTTTTGAGCTTTATCAAGTTTAAGCAATGCTTCGGTAGCTTTTTGACCTTCAACTTCAGTAATTTGACCACCACCTTTAAGTCTTTGAAAAGCATCCAAAAACGCTTGGCCTTTAATTGATTTGTATAAAGGTTCAAAAGAAGCTGTTTCAGTACCCTCAATAAATCTAAGACCAGGAAAACCTGCGCCAACATAAGATTCAAAACCACCATGAGGTTGTTTGCCTTCTACATATTTTTTACTTACTGGGTCATATTTTTGATAAACAATTTCACCTTTGTCATTTAAGCGAGCATCGCCAATCATTTCATCAATGGTTTTGATTGCCATATTAGCTTGCTCTAAAGCTCCTGGAAGCGATTTTAAATCTGTTTGACGCTGTTCTTCACTTTTTGCAAAAATTTGTTTATTAGCTTCACTTAAATCTTTGGGCGACATACCAGGCCTATTCATTGCACTTACAGGTACAGCGTTACCAGTAGCAGTAATAGCTTGATTGCCAACTTGATTAGACATTGGTGCTGCTGCAACACGATTGTTTACAGGCATTGCATTTTGAGTAGGAACACTTTGAACGGGAACATTAGGAACGACTTGAGTTGGCGATACTCCTACTACTGGTGGACTTTGCACATAAGATTTTGGTGCGCTACTAGGAGGAGTCATACCAGTTTCGTAAGTAAATTTAGCAGCTTCTAATGGTGTGTAAGCTGGTTTTGTACCACCTTCAACAAAAGTTGATTTTACATCGGGAGAATTATAATTAACCCAACCAGTTCTAACACTTCCATCAGGTTGTGGCATTTCTGCTTTTTCCCATTTAGGGCCTTCAGTCATGCGCTTTAATCCCATTTGACGCAATATTGGGCTGTAAGAACTTGCAGCAAATAAATTAGCTTGGTCAGGATTTCCAGGGACGGCAGCTTGAGCCGCTATAGGCGCTTGGTAAGCAGTAGGTTTAGGAATGTCAACTGTGTATGGCCCTGCCAATTCTGTAGTTTTTGCAGGCATAGCAGCAACAGCTTCAGTACCTTTAAGAAGCTGATTGTATTTGCCAATATCAGAAATTTCTTGATTGCGTAATTTTTGGGCTAATTTAGTAGCTTCAGTATCACCTTGTTTAGCAAGATAAGCGCCAGTCAACATATTTACAGCAGGTTGCAATGCTTGTAAAAAATTAGGAGCAACATAACGACCACTAATCATTTGACCTTGTGGTTGTTGGTTTTGTTGCATTAATATAGCCGCCATTTGTTGTTGGCGATTTAATGCTTGTTGCTGAGCAAAATCTTCTGGCGACATTGTGCCAGCTTGAGTAAGGTTTAATTGGTTTAATTCGTTTGCCATTGCAATTCCTTATTCAATACCTGATGAGCCTAAGAACGCACCATTGTCATAATTGGCGTATGGGTTTTGCCAGTTAGGCGTTTGTTGATTACCCATCATTCCAGGGTTTTTACTACGCAACATTGATGCCATAGCCATTGGGTTTAATCCGCCCATTCCTTTGCCATAACTTGCGCCAATATTTCCAGCATTTTGCATTTCTTGTTGTTGTTGTTGCATCAACTGATTATGCAATGCTTGTTGTGCACTAATGTTTTGAAATACAGGGGTTAAACCTGAAACATCTTGCATTTGAGCATAAAGTGTAGAGTAATCGTTAGCCATATTAACCCCTTAAAATAGAAGCAGCGCCTAATGTGCCGCCTAATCCCATTAAACCACTCATCATTCCAGCGTTTTGTGCTTGTTGTGCGTTATAAGCACCCATATTAGCGTTGTAACCTGCTTGTGTAGCACCTAAAATATCTGCGCCAGTAGTTGTGGCTTGTTGTGAAGGATTAATGTAACCAGGTGCGGTAAAGGCTTTTACATTAGAAGCATAGTTAAATGGTGCATTAAGGTTTGTTGTATATGTGCCTTGTTGCTGACCATATTGCTGTTGATTTGCAGCAAGACCTGTTTGAGTGCCTTGAACTACAGCGCTTGTCATTAAATCATTTTGTTGTTGGTCAAATGCTCGTTTGGCGTTCATGTAAGCCTCAGAGCCTACTGGAATACCTTGATTAGCCATTGTTGCGTCAAATTGCTTGTTTTGCATAGCAATCTGTGGCTGCAATCTGCGCATGATTGAGTCAGTCATTGTTTCGCCAGGATTAATACCTATAGAAGGCAATCCTTGAGGATTAAATTGACTAAAATTAAAATTGCTTACAGCGCTTTTAGATTTATCTACAGCACCTTGTAATGATGGGTCAATAGATTGAGTAGCAGTCCACATTGGATTGCCATAAGGGTCTGTGCCAGATTGCGTATATCTTAAATTACCATAAGGAGTAATTTGATTTACACGATTGGCGGCTGTTGCTGCTCTAGCAGCCTCAAGGTTTCCTTGTGCTGTAGCTTGTGCAGCGCCTGTATAATCAGGAGTTGCTGGCGCAGATGGGCCAGGCATAAGAGCAGAACCAGCGCCCATACCAAGACCAGCGCCAATAGCTGCGCCTGCTGGGCCACCAACCATAAAGCCTAAACCACCTCCAACTAAACCGCCTATTCCTCCACCACCACCCATGTCAATCTCCTTTTAAAGGCGCTTTTAAGTCGAGCCATCGACAATTTTCACGCCTCATAGCTAATATCACCAAATCGCCATCAATATGGGCATCTTCGATATACGCTTTATCAACAAAACCAAGGTGTCGGTCTAACTTCAAGGCTTCTTCATTATTAGAAGAAACCGTTGCTAGTATAACCTTAACCCCAAGTTTATTAAAGGGAAAATCAAATACAGCCCACAACAAATCTTTATTAAGCCAATTTGGAACTATTGAAGCTACATGCATCATGCAGGATTTATCCATTATGTTGTCGTAACCTACAACAGCCTTTATTTGACCGTCTATTTCTTGCCCTATGAACCTAGCATAACTGCTAAATTGCATACCTAAAACACCTGTAATCCAACCTCTTAAATGCTCTTGATTATCAGTAACAACCCTACGCATTAAAGAACGCCACCTTTTTCCATTACATAATCGGTAGAAGTCCATTTAAAATCAATACCTTGTGAAGCTATGGACAAGTTTACAGAACCTGAAAACCCTAGTCCAGTTACTCCATACCATGTTTTTGTAACAATGTCGCCAGCACTCCACAAAGCACCATCCCAAACAGATACATCCCAAACCCCGCCTACTGTAGAAGCTGGGTTAAATGTAAGTGTTCCAAATTTAGTTTGAGGCTCAAAATCGGTGCTAATATTGACTGCTGTAGTAGGCACGCCATTGTTTGATTGGAATATTGGGCGAACCATAGTAAAGCGTTTTAACTGTCCTGGGCTTTCAAAATAGCTATATGCTTGTTGAGCAGCAGCTTGAATATTAGTGCCATTATCTGAGTTTCCTTGGTAAAAATTGGCTACATAGCCATCGCCACCAAAGTAAATTTCGTTAGCTCCAGATGTTTCCCAACAATAAGCCTCAAGTCCTGTAAACCTAGCCCAAGACTTAGTAATGGTGTGCATGACATATTGTTCCATTCCACCATTAATAGGAATGTTTAATATGAGCATATTTTCACTAGCAAAGTAGTTAATTTGCCAACCAAAACTAGCATAATAAGTTGTTGCTGCTTGACTTACAGCGTAATAAATTTTGTCTGTAAGGTTAATTCTAGGGTCTAGGCGGCTAGACTGAAGTGCAGAAGCAAGAGGCACAAGGCCGTCTTGAGTTAACAAAAGAAGGTCGCCAGACCATTTAAAGAAGCATTTACGGTTAAATGTTTGACCTAATTGCCAAACACCTTTTAGCAACCAAGTGGCTGCTGTAGTAGGGTCTGTTCCGTTATAAACCATCACTTCGCCCATGCTAGTTACAAACACGGCATAGTCATCAGCGCCTTGCCCTGCATCAAGAGTCCAAGTACCCATTGCTTGTAAATAACCACCATTACGAGCAATACCACCAAAATCAATAGATGTTGCAGCGCCACTAAAAGCGTTTACATCCAAATACCATATTTTCATGGTGTCTTTTTGCGTAAACCATAAGCGGTTTTTAAACAAATTGACATTAATAAAAGATGAAGAATCTACGCCTGTAATACCTACTGTGGTGTAAGTTCCTACAGGTGAGGCATTGCCGCTTGGAGCAGTTGCCATTGTGTATGTAAGCGTACTTGCACCTGTTCTTGTAATAACATAAGTGCCATTAAATTCAGTAGGAGAAGCGCCAGAAACAGTTATTCTATTGCCAGTAACTAATCCATGAGGCGCAGCCGTTGTCATGGTGGCTGTAAGGTTTCCTGTGCCACCCCTAGTAATAGTGCTAATTGTTTGAGCAGTAGTGGTTGTAGCTATAAAAAACCATCTTGTGCCGTCATAAACCATCGTAGGGTCTTGACCATTACAAGCTATTAAATAATCGCCACCAGCATTAGAAAAGTTTACAAATTGCAGTTTACTGTTTGTAAGACCAGAAAACGCTTGAGTTGCGGTGCTTGTTGAGGCATCCCAAATCTTTGTTTCTGCTGCGGCAAATAAGGTATTAGTGCCATTTTTCTTGGCATAATTCATTAGGCTATAAACCTTACCTGTAATGCCTGTAGAGGTTTTTGCATAGCCTTTTCTAAGACTTACATCGGTAGGCGTAGGAAAGAAATTAATAAGCTGTACGGCATCCGTTGGGGACATATTTGCCAACGAATCCCTAGCGTTCCAACCGCCTATGGGGGCAGGAATACTAGCAGTATTAGCTGTAAACTTTTTTGGCTGTGATAGCAACATAATTAGCTTCCATAACCAGTATCAGGAATATTAGCGTAGCCAATAAGTACCTTAGATGGGTATGGTGCAAAACTAAGATTAGGCGCACCTTTATCATTAGCTTTAGCAATAGTTAAAAAACGCTGATAATCTTGCATTAATGCAGTTGTGTCAAAAGACTTAACTTGGAAATACTTGAGTTTGGCATAAAGCGTCATAATGCGGTCATCAAACACAGTTGTGTCTGTGTCGGCAGTAAAGCTATTTTTAATAGCACCAGCAGCGCTTCTTGCCCAACCTTTACTTCTATATTCCCAACCTAAATATTCTTGGGTATTCATAATAGGCCATATTTGGAATTGGTTATCTAGTATTCTCCAGCGCACTCTTGGGCCTGTGGAGATATAACCAGACTTTAACCATTGCCATTGCTGCGCATCTTCAGGGCCTAACATTTCCCAATGTTTAGTTTTGTCCCAATGGGTGCGGTCTGTAATGGTTTCAAAGTCATCAGG